TTGCCCTTTGGGTAAAACACCTTCTTCATATACTTGGGGATGGCCTTGGTGAATTGAACTCGTCTTCCACCTTTGTTGTAGCCACTCAGATTATCATACTCTTTAAGAACTGCCCCCATATGCCTTGCTTTTATTCCTGCCCACACCTCTTGACACTTACCATGGGTCAAAATCAATGTGTGGTCATCTGTAATGCTTCCATCCCCTAACAGTGTTCCATGAATCATAGCTATCGAACCAAGTCTTGGAACAGGAACAAGGTCACCAACAGTCAGCTTATCTGCCTCCTTCCAACCAGACCATGTATATACTTTATGGTCAGGAGTTAGATATATAGACTGTCTGCTACCATCTGTTTTTACCCGCAGCCACCTCTGATTTTTAACGACGGTTTTATGGTGAGCAACTATGTTAACAGAAATAATCTCACCAGCTTCATTCATCCCCAGCAACTTTACAAACTGTTTACCTTCTACTATTTCCTTAATAGTTTTTGTTGTTCCATTAGCTAACCGTAGTTTGGTTGAACCTGCAAGACAATACATGGCATCCAACACCTTACCCAATACACAGCCCTTGGACTGCAAACGGGGCACATCAAACTCTTGATTCCAAAACACCGTATGCGACCACGACAACTTAAGTATGGCTTCGATCCAGAAGAAGTTCCGCTCAGTCCACGGTATGGTGATGGCAGTATGAGGCTCAATGCTAAAGCTGATGCGAATAATATCCGTGTCAATGATTTCACCATACTCATCCTCCGTTGCCCCACCACTTTTTGGTGTTTCGATGTCTGCTATCAGCCATTTGCCATTACTCGCTGCTGTCTTGCACTGACCATAGAATACCTGTAAGTCATAGTCAGTTGGGTGTTCTACATACTTATACTCTGGTTCTGTATAACCCTCCTTCACACACCTCAAGGCTCTCTTGATATCAATGGCCTGCACATCCATGAGGTTGTGGTTCCCACGCATTACAAACGACGGGTGATACGTAGGAACCACAAGCAGGGAGTGGGATTGGAGCGGGGTATTTATAACGCAGGGGTAGACATAGCCACGTCTATCTTCTATGCCTCCACGTTTCTCTTTGCTGCCGATTAAGAAGTTAGTGGGGACATTGCCCATTGGTACGATTACTTTGGGTTTGTACTTATCAAGTTCATCATGGAAATAGGTGGTGCAATTGTTGATGGCGTCTGTTTCCCAGGGAGCTCCTTCGAGCCAGTTTTTTGGGGGTCTGCAGTTGACCACGTTAGCGATGCGGAAGTTGTCTCTCCCACTTTGAACTCGTTGGAGGGTTCGGTTGAGCTGTACTCCGGCATCACCCACAAAAGGCATCCCAATTGCTGCTTCCCTTGCTCCAAGGGCTTCTCCAAGAAGTAATACTTTGTTATCTCCTGACCCAGCACCCTTAGCATAACCACTCCCTATTTTAAGCAACGAACATGCACTGCATCTGGTATCTTTGTTTAACACGATTTACCCTCGGCTAAAGTTCCACCAAAAAAATTTCCCTTGTCGGTCATATCAAAGTTCCTATTTACTTTATCATAGTTAAAGTCAGCCTCCCCCCTCCACACCAAGGGGGTTGGCCTTACATTCCTTATTGGTTTTATCAATTCAGTTCGTTTGGTTAGCCTCATATACAAACCAGTTAATCCATGTACTCTCAAGTGAGAGTTTCAATCCCCCTGGTGTGAGGGGAAACTCTTTACATTACAATAAGTCTGCACACCCGAAGCCGCTGTCACACTTCCACACCCACAACCGATCAAGGAATAGGTGTTGGCTCCATCCCATGCCCACCCTTTTACATGTAAGGGGGGTGTGCATTTTCAAAGTTGGCGTCGTCAGAGGGAATCGAACCCTCGTCAACAGGTTGAAGGCCTGTTTGCCTAACCACTAGCATATGACGACTAAAATATGGGCAGCTGAACCTGATACTGAAATTCATTTTCAACGTCCAATACTTGTGGAGGTTTCATACACCTTGTCAACAACCTCATTAATCATTGCAAAGTCTGCATCTGTCATCAGCTTAACCGCCCTTGACGCTGCAATCTTCATTCCCCTCACCTCATCATAGTCATCATACGTTGGTAATGCATTTCAGTATCAGGCATGGGGTTGCATTTGGCACTGCCAATTTCAAACCTCTCACCATCCCTCAGTACTACCATGGTGAAGTTGTCCTGGTATACCAAAATCCACTGCAGCTTCTTTTTCTTCAGCAGCTCTTGCACTTTTGGCTGCTTTAATATTCTCTCCGGCAGCACCCTTTCTGCTAGCGGCTTGTTAAATGTTTTGAACTTCATCTCTCCTCCTATACTGTATGGCAGGGAGGACCCTTTAGCCCTCCCCTGAGTATTTGTTAAGTCCGTGGGCAGGATTCGAAACCTGCTGCTGTGGGAGTCGAACCCACTTTACTCCCTCGTCAGGGCCTGATCCGACCAGCCAGTTACATCTGCAGGGAGTCTGAGCAGGGGATTGCCACAACTTACCCTACTTCTACCTGCTCTGCTGTGTGTCCTTCCACACCGCCACGGCATATTCATTTTAAGTTACGGAAGGAATCTCTGCACCTTCACCTGCGCCCTCACTTCACCCTGACAATCCTTGCAGATAAAACTATCTGCCTTGGAACCGTTGGGTGTGGTTGGGAATGCTCTGTAATTCTTGGCCTTGACAGCCTCCTTGCTGGCAGTACCTTTCTGTTCTCCAGTGGCAACTGCTTTGGCAGCTTCACTGTTGGTGGTTCCAGTCACAGCCATCAATGCCTTCTCATAGCACCCAGTGCAGAACCCCCGCCAGTCAATCTGTGTACCAAACAGCCCTGCTGGTCCACGATCCTTTAACGATTGAAGTGTGAGATAAAACTCCTTATTACTCCTAGGAGCCTGCTGTATCCCAGCACTTTTCACCAGGTCAAGCATCATACTTGACCTATGACCATCCCGTCGTTCAAACTCAGCATTGCTGATCCGCTGCCAGGTAATGGCCCTGTCATCATATTGCCCACCGACAATTCTGAAGTCCAAAGTTGCATTCAACCGTTTACCTGCTTTGGCATCAAACTCCTTCGCTTCACGGATCTCAGACACATACGTTCTGTATGTCCCTGCCGCCGGGGGTGGTGCAAACTCAGGTGCTGGTTCCCAGTTGTCAAAGTCAGTTTGACTATCAATAGGTTCGTCAGAAAAATTTAATTCACTCATGTTTACTAACTCCTTAGTTGTTAATTGTTATTGATTGTTATTGGTTATTATTCAGTACTACTCTTTAAGTTCAGTCATCAACTTCAACTTTGCCTTCGCATGGCTCTCTTCCAACAAGTGGAGAAACTTATCCAGGCTGCAATCAGCCCCTTCAAGGTATTCCGGTAAAGGTGCATAATAGTGCCCTCTATTCTTTGCAATGAATGGAATGCTATCACTCTCGAAGTGGTTGGTCAGGTACAACCTTCGCACCACTGGGCCTTGCTTCAAACCTCCTGCTCCTGTCAGGTACATATGCAAAGTATTATCAAACCATGCACATGCCGTGGCAGTCTTTGCCTTACCCACTACATCTGGGCCATACAACGGCAACCTTGAATTGTCATCTGTTGATTTAAGTTCAAGAGCTGTCCACAACACATAAACCCCCCGCAACGCCTTACTCTGTGCCACAAAGTCAGCTATACGGGATTGCACATTCCCATAGTGCGCCATGCTCGGCGTCCCATAATTCGTCTCACCGTCTTTGAAGTTGGCTGACTGGTTTGAAATTTTTATCTTTCCAGCAGCCTCCTGACTGTTGATATGGCTCATCATCCATTCACACCCTTCTGTCATGGAGTCATTGGCCACCCCGCCAACATCCTTCCAATTTGCCTGTTTCTCAATTGGCAGTAATGGTGATTCAGGATCATCAGGGTGCTCCGGCCAATACCCCTTGGATATCTTATCCATGGTCTCAACCGGGAACTTTCTGGCTCTGATGTAGGTAGGTATCACTATTCCAGCATCAATTGCCGGTTGTATGGAAGTCCACCCACCACCACTGCAACTTGCCAACCTGACCACCTTGCCTAACTTTTTGTGTACATGCTTTGCCAACTCCTGAATCTGGGTGGTTTTACCTGCTCCTGACACTCCATACACCAGAATTGATTCTAAGCATTTTGCACCACTGTTACTTACTGCCATCAGGAGCCTCCCCTTCGGTCACAGGAGGGTTAATTTTTGCCAGCACACCTTTAGCCTCTTCGCTGGTGTAGTAGTACCCCTCCCTGATTGAACAATGCCCATACTTCACTGTTCCCTTGACGCTTCTGTGCACTAACTCCTCTACTGCAATTTCTTCATTTGGGAACTCATACGTTAACAACCTCATTATCTTTACCACTTGCTCCTCCTTAGTTAAGTTCTGTTATATAAGGATCACACAACAAACACACTCTTACTGTAGCCCCACTGAAAATCGGATCACACCATATCCCTCTTCCACAACTGTCACACTTACAATTTGTCTCAGGCAACACTGTCGGGGCATCTGGACTGTTGGTATTACACACCACCATCTTTAACTGAGTTGCTCTTATGAGGGACCATGCTGCTTTTTGTTTGTCAATATGTTGTGACCATTGAGTCCTGCTGATTGTCATATGGTTAATACTCCCAGTTGTCAGATGACATTAACAAGTCTCTACCACTTTTGTTGGTTGGGGGCCTATTCGCATCGGTACCGCTTTTTATCAGGTTTCTGGGCATACTCGCATCAGCATAGCTGATGCTCATATGCATACCTTGTAGTTGTTGTTGCTTACTCATCCTCCACCTCAAACTCATTCGCATGATGAGGCTTCCTTTCAACAAACTGCCCACTGCCAACAGGATCATCCACACGGTGGAAACATACATCCAGATAAGGACAACTCTTCTTATACTGATTACTGTAACAGTACATATCCAACCTTGCTGGGAACACTGAATCCATGATCTCTGTCGCAGCTTCCACTGTAGGATGATCCTCATTTATCATAATCACCCCTGCCTGAATTCTCCCCTGCCTTGCACTCACCTGTCTTCTCCACTCTTCTACCTCAAGAGGAGACCTGTAAATCACAGCATTGAACAAGATTCTCTGTAACACTTCTTCAGGTATATAGGTAAGCCACTTATCCATACCCATGGTGAAGGTGTCAAACGCCTTCCAGTCCTTTTTACGCCCCAAACTGGAATCAAACCCATAGGCTGACCCACCAAACTCATCATCCATCTTGTAAGCTCTTACCAGAGGTGAATAGTAGGTATAAGATCCATCCTCACCTTTCTTCTTCACACCCTTGTATAGAAACTCCATCACAACCCCAGCAGGTTCAACTCCATACTTCTCTTTGACATCCAGGCAATGACTCAGGGTTTGGGTAGAATACCTAAAAGATTCAACATACTGATCTGATATCCACCCGGTTGTCTTGAATTCTGGACCTGCAAGCAGTTCTCCATCCATTTTACGTCTGAGCACCCCATCCAACCTAGACATCAACACCTGCCCTGGTCCAAATGGAAT